GTCCCAATCAATGCACCCCCAGTACACACCCCATGTCCTGAGAGCCGTTTGCAGCCCTTCTGACGGCCTGTGGAACTCTACGAGGGGGTACACCCCTATGGGTGCGCTGCGATCCCCTAGGTGGTCCTTTACGGCGGCTCTGAACGTCGCCCCGGTCGCTTCACGGTAGCCCTCTGCGCCGGGGTCGGCCCACGGGCGGAAACCTGCCGGGTCACCGGGGGTGTCTCGGGCTATGCGTCCGCCACGGAACAGTTCGGTAAAACCGGTGATGGTTTCAAGGTCAGCCATTGTCCGGTACGAGTTCTTCGTAGTAGGTGTGGATGTGTCCTGCGGTGGGGTCCAAATAGTAGCACATGTCCACGACACGCGCTGTCCGCTTGTTTTTGCACAGGTTGACGTTGATACTGTTTTCGTGGTATCTGGTTTCCCAGTCGCTCAGGTTGTGCTTGTCGCGTTTCCGGTACACTTCCATGACGAAGATCGCTTCCTGTTCGCCACCGTAACGGCCAGCGTACATGCCTGCCGCTTTGCCCGGTTCACCGGAACCGCGCCCCGACTGGTGGACGAGGGCAACGGGGACTCTCTGCTTTTTCGCCCACCGTTTCACGTTCTGCGCTTTGGTGGTTACACCTGTGGCGTCGGCATCGCCACCGGGTAGCAGTTCCAAATAGTCGATCATGCAAAAGTTTGGTTCACGCCCCCACCATGCGCGCGCCTCGTCCATTGCGATGGTCATACCGTCCAATGTCATGGAGTCGTCCACGATGGCGACCCGGGACAGTTCTTGCGCGGCGGCCAATTCCAAGTCGGCCAACATTGTCGTGTCACGCCGTTTGATCGCTTCCTCCACGTCGGTGGAGGACCGGCCCCGAAGCAGGCAGTAAAGTTTCATGGTGACCAACTCGCGGGGTTCATCCATTGAGAAGATCACAATGTGGGCGTCAGTGTGGTTGACGAGGTTCCAGACGACACCGTTCAACAGCAGTTGCGATTTACCAGTGTGGGATTTGCCAACCACCATCAGGACTTCACCACGTCCGACACCACGGGTGGCAAGGTCCAACTCGGGTAACCCTAGGTACCACCGTTCGGTGGGGTTCGCTATGAAACCGATCAGGTTGTCCACCACCGTGGCGGTGATGACAAACTTGGTTGGTTGGGACGGCGGCTTGTCGCCGGGGGGCGGGTCGTCGGGGGTTGGCACCGGGGCCGCATCCTCACGGGTGGCGGTCAACCGGCGGGCAACTTCCTCCGACGAGCGGAGTTCTACCATCGTTGCCTACATTCGTGCGCGGATCTGCTTCCCGACCGTGGTGAGATCGTCGGCAGTTTTCTGTGTGAACGGGCACACAAACCCGGCGGGGACAAGGTTGTCGCCCTGAGGGGTCGTCAACCAGAGAGCCGACTTGTCGTTCTTCTTATGCTTGTAGTCGGGTCCGGCAAGTTTCGTAAACGACCCGTCCAGTTTCTTCTCCCAGTTCGGAGGCCACCAGTCCATGTTGTTGTTCATCAGGTCGGTCCACAGTTCGGCCTTGGGGCCAGACAGCGCACCGGCAGGACCGGTGGCAGCAGGCGCCGAGGCTGGTGCAGCCACGGGATCAGGCGTGTCAACCCGGGGAACACTTTTTTGAAGCATCCGTACCCCTTGCTCGGTCACCTCATAGGCAAGACCGAGTGCTTCATAGTTGGCGATGTCACAGGTGGCACCCCATTCGGCAATCTCCACCCCCAGTTCCTCTTTGGTTAGCGTGGGGTCCACGGTGATGGTCACAGAGCAGGATGCTTCGGACGGTTCGTAACTTCCCGTCTGGATCACCTGCCTGCGAAACACCGTAAACGAGTTGGTTGGTTCTGCCATTGTGTTACCTTTCATAGTTGATCCCAAGGGTCGGGGCCAGCGTGCTGCCCCCTGCATGTTGACCACGCACCGCACCATTTGGGTGAGCAATGCCAGCCTGTCATGTTCAACGGCCACACCGGCAGGTCTGCGGCTATGAGTGTAGCAGCGGAGCGGGCAAGCGCAACCAGACTCGCCCACTCTGCTGCTCCGACTTCCACAACGGTACGATGCACCTTGCCTAGCACCATGTGTACGAACTCAAACGGGTAACTGTCCCAGTTGCCGCCCTCTAGTTGCTTGTGGGCGTAAGTGTACGCTGCGGCCTGCACCGACCAGCGTTTCTTCTCCCACTCGGCGGAAGGTTTCCGACCGGGGTTTTTCCAATCAACCAAAGGCAGCGGGATGCGTTGCACCAGATCGACGGTGCCCTGCAACCAGACTTCCGGGGTTTGACCGGTGACCAGTGGAATCTCAAACGTGTGTTCCACGGCGACAGGTTGAAGGGTGGCGCGCACCTCGTCCCACCACACGGCGGAGTTCAGATCAATAATCTCCACACACTTGTCAACAGTGTGGTTCCAGCGGGCGATGTCGTCACGGTTTTCCTCCCAGTTCGTCATGGATGCGGCGATGGTCGCGTCCCGGGACAGGGCGGTGCCGTCGTCAATGACACCCTGCAAGCATTGTTCAATCCCGAAGTGGACTGCGGTACCGATGGCGGTCGAAGTGGAGGAAGTGTTTTCCGACAACCCCAGCATTGATTGTCGGGCACGTTCCGGGCACATTGCCAAATCCCCCAACCATGACTGCCGCAAAACGATCTTGTCGGCGGTGACCGGGATCGCCGGTTTGGATTTGAGTGTGACTGCGGTGGATGCTCTCATGGGGGATCACTGTACCTCGGGGGTGTGACAGGCGGGGGGGATGCCGCTAGGCTAGGCTAGCCCTAGGGGGATACATCCCCTCCTAGAACCTAGCACCTAGGCTGGCGTGTCCTCGTCTTCGACCAGTTTCAGATCGGGCGGGGCGGTGAGGGCGGCACGGGCGGCGTTGTATTCGTCGGGAACCATGTCCGCCATTGTGGTCATAAACCCTGCCGCTAACGTGGACAAATCGTGGGCAAAGTCCCCTACCGCTATGAGCGTTTCTTGCAAAGTAACGTACGTTACGTTGAGTGCTTCACCGATATTAGAATCCCCGTCAAAGAGGATCTTTTCGATGTTTATTAACCGGGTTTCGACATCTATTTCTTCCATATTTTCCACCAGCAATCTGTCCCTTTCTTAGTTAAGTTGAGGCGACGACGCGGCAGAAAGGAAGTAAACACCGCGCCGCCGCCCCACGGCAGGCGAGAGGGGATAGCCTGCCGGGGGCAATCATAGCGAAGGGCGGCGGGGGGTGCAAGCACCTATTCGTCTTTCGATTCCCAATCCTCACGCAACACGGCGAGCGTCCGTTCAGCATCAGCCCGGTCGTGAAACGTCTCACGGATCGCACCGTCCTGTATCAGCATCCACCGTTTCACATAGTGTCCGGCACCCATCGGGATCGTATGCTTCTCAATGGTCAGGTCGGTTTTCATCAGCCTGCACCCTCCGCTGCGAGCAATGCCTCCTTCGACATTTCTTGCAGGGAAACCTTGGCATCCCGGAAGGTGGGAAACGGGGACGGGCGTAGTTCACCCGCACACATCTGCCCGATGTAGTAGCGGCGCAAACGCACGTCACCGACCACTCTTGTTAGATACTCCCCGGTGTCGCCACTGTTGGTCACCGTAAACGTGAGGCCCCCATCGGTGGCGTACATGGCGACAGTCCAGTCGTCCAAATGAACCTTGTAAGGGATCATGCTGTTCCTTTCGTGTGTGTCTCCGAGGCGGGGTGGCCCCGAACCCCCGAACAGGGCCACCCCATGACCCGGTGCCCCGTTAGGCGAAGGCGGGCGTTGAGCGCGTTGAACGCTGCCACTCGCCACCCTTGGACGCCTGCAATGCGATCCGGGCGAGGCCATCCCCGTAGGCGGCCCGCTCCTGAGAGGTGAACGTGTGAACACGCACCTTCTCGTCGGAGTCCCACCGCTTCGCCGCCTGATAAATGGATGACCGCATCGACGCCGGGTTACCGGTGAAGTGGGTGCCGGATACCAGCACACGCGCTTCCCCGTCGAACCATGCGTCCCACGGGTAGCGGCTGTTGCGCCCCCCGGAGGGCCACTCCGGTAGTATTTCCGTTTCAGTATTCATCTGTTTCCTTTTTTGTAAACCCCCGGAGGGGTTCTGTCGGGGGGAACCCCCGCAGACCTGTCACCACAGTTGGCGTGCATCCCGTTCCTGAATGGTTACACCTGTCATAGCATCATGCACCTGCACCCATCCCCGCATCTCGTATTCCGCCGGGGTTTCCAACGTCTGCTGGTAGGTGCAAACAGATTCGAGATCGCAACTGTAGGTAAAATCTTCCCACGGATGGTAGCCGATGGGTTCCTGCCACAGTTCCTCGTCCAACTCGGGGCATGGCACATCGGTACGGTACCCGCCCCCACCGTCCAAGTCGGTGGCTAACATTTCCCACAGTTCGTAAGGTACCTGCTTTTTCATGGCTGCTTTCTCCCTTTCCCACTTGCGCCGCATCTTAGCAGCGTCGGCTTCACGCAACGCCAACAGGTTCTCTCTCGTGTACGCTTGGTCGATCAGGTCGTCCCGTATGTTACCCACGGCTGGACTCAAAGTTCTCCGGTTGCGGCAACGGTGCCTCCGGTACCACGAACCGGCGCATCCGGGCACGTTCCCTTATCCGCATGACGGCAGCGTTGCCTTCCTCCTGCCTGATGCGGTCCTGTTCGCACGTTTCGTCACAGTTGATCGGGTCACCGCACCACACGCAGGCGTCCAAGTCATCCACTGGTACCCTCCAGAACGGCCGACAGTTCTTCGTACAGCCCCACGTTATCTTTTCTGGTGTTGATACCTGTCGAATTGAAATCTTTCAGGTATTCCAAAATGTCAAGCACTTGTATTAGTTGGTCACGATAGATTTCATACATCGTCGGCGCCGTCCTGCCCGTCGGCTTCCCGCCAATCATCCGGGTCGGTTTCCTTCGGCATGTCGTCACCGTAGAACATGCGGCAAACCTCATTAAAGTTGAGGTAGTGGGGGGCGAACAGGTTATGGACCTGTTCCTCCACGGTGTCACCCACAAACATTTCACTGATGTGCTTCACCCTCTGGTTCCTTTCATCGGTTGCGTACCCCATCATAGGGGAAGGCTGTGACAGACGCAAGGGTCAGCCACACAAACACTGGCGCTTGGTGGTTACGGAGGTGACTCCGGGGATGGTGGGCCAGCCATCCGGGGTGTGGTTGTAGGGGAGCCATTCGCCTCTCATTGTTTGGGCTTCCCATCCCCCGCATGGATCGTTGCCGTGGTCGGGGTGCCCACACTCACACTTGGGGTCGCTCATGTTGTTGGTTCCTTTCGGTTGTGTCTCGCCGCCCACTTCGGACGGCACATCCATTATGCCACACGCTGTCAAGTCGGCCCCTCCCGCCACCTGTGTTTCCGCAGGTCGCTACTCCGGGGTGTGCCACAAACCCGCAGGTCAGATCGTAACATGATCGTAACATTCCCGTCATGCTGCTTTCTCTTTCATGTTTGGCGGCACCCACTCATCAAACAAAACCTTGTCGCGCTTGCTGGCGTTACAAGGCTGGCAACATGGCGCTAGGTTTTCCACCGTGTCGGGACCACCCTTGTGCATGGGTAAAACGTGGTCACCTACCGATGTTTTCCAGTTGGGGATCGGGCCGTCACAGTATGTGCAAACCTTCGGGTCGATACCTCTGGCCCTCCAGTATTCGTGAAGTTCGGGGATGGTGTGCCCATCCGACTCGGCATCGGCAAGTTTGGCGCGCCTCCTAGCAGATGACTCAAAGTATTTGTCAGAGTTCTCACGGTAATATTCATCCCACCACTCCTGCCAGCGACCGCTCTCCTTCCACTGGCGCGCGTACTCGGCGCGCTTCTCACGGTTGTTTGCAGAATACTTGCGCCCAGTCTCCCGCACTTTCTCAGGGTTGGCCGCCACGTATCTGCGAGTGGACTCCAGCGCCCTTTCGGGGTGCCTCTCCCGGTACTGACGGCTGTATTCTCGCAACTTCTCGGGGTTCGCCGCCGCCCACTTACGCCCACGCTCTGCTATCTTCTCCTTGTTGGCCTCACGATACTCGCGCTGTCTCTCCGCTATCTTCTCCCGGTTAGCCTCGTAGTACCTGCGTTTACGCTCGGCGTCCTTGCCCGGGTTCTCCCGATACCTTTCCCGACCGCGCGCGTTGCGTTCCTCCCGGTTCGCTTCATGCCACTTGCGGCCATACTCCGCTCTCTTTTCCTTGTTCTTCTCGGAATACTTGCGAGAGTATTCTGCTTGGCAACCCTTACAGGCCGACTGCCACTTGGCAGGGCCGGGTCGTTTGTCTAACCGGAACCCGTCCAACGGTTTAGTCTCGCCGCATTTCGTACACTGTTTCACCGGTCGCCCCCCTTGTAGTACGGTTGGTCACTCATCCTTCTCTCCTCATCTTGCGGGTGCTCGTTCGTTGGTAAACAGGTCCGGGTTCTCCTTACGAAGACGCTTGGCGTCTTTCTCACACGCTCGCGCGTACACTCCGTCCACCGGGTCGGATTCCGACGCGTATGCCATGAGCCACCGCAAGTCCTCAGCGATGCGTTCAAGCCTCCACACGATGTCCGCGAGTTGGGCGTCGGTCACCACCAACCGGCACTGATGCCCCTTGCCAACCTTTCGGAAATCCCAGTCGGGGCGAAAGTAGTTGTTTGCCAAGTTGTCTGGGTCTGCCATGAACTCGGGCCACACCCCGTTGAGGTCTTGTGCGAGACGCTCCTCCATCAGCCGACCGCTGGTGCCGCTAACTCTGATTCCTCTCATCCTTCTCTCCTCATCTTGCGGACGCCCCGCTTGTAGTACGGCTGGGTCTTATCCCGCCACCGTATTTCCAACCGGCCCCGCTTAAAAATCTTACAACGAGGCAGCACATAGCCATTGTTCAGGCAATCATCAGGCCCAAACAGGCGCCCGATAGTGGCTAGTAATCGTGCTGGCTCTTTCCGTTGGCGATGGTCGATGACCGCCGACCACATGGCACGCAAAAGCACATGCTGTTCCTCGTAGCCTGCGGACGCAAGCGAGTTGATCCAACGGTCAACCTCATCCTGTAACCCCGTACTCAGTTCTGAGTACCGAACGCTCGGGGGCCAGTTATACCGACCCATCGCTGGCCTCCTCATGGTCCCTCCATTGCGGGTTCTGCTGCCGACGCCGCCGCTCCAACTCGGCCCACAACGACCGCCAACGGCGCCGCCGCGCCCACCGATCCCACACAGCACACACCACCGATGCCACCACCAACAGCACACACCCCCAAAACATGTAGAACATGAAACCCTCCAGCGTGAGTTGATTCATGCCGCACCCCCTACCGCCTCGTACATGGCTTCCGCCAACCCAGACAATCCGGCATCTACCAGATCACCCCGATCCACAGCCCCCAACAGGGCCGTCAACTCGACCGCCTCGCCGGGATCCAACACGACCACCACCAGATCCTCACCGTACTCGTCGGCACCATGCACCGACCCTTTCACAACGTGCGCCATGTCAGACACCCTCTTTCATCTTGATAATCGGACGCAACCAACCGTCCGGCCCCGACCACGAAAACAACACCCCGCCACGGCCCCGAGGACGCTCCCGAGAAACCGTAACCCGGGACATCTCCGGCCGCCTCCCCGCCTCATCAGCCACGGCACAGGCTGTATCCCAATTGTCACACAGGATGATGTGCCGGTTTCGTAGATTCTCCGAATGACCCCACCCCGACATAAACCGGTCAGTCATGGCGACATACACAGCCGCCTTCGGAATGTCCCGGGCCTGTTCACTGTGACCCCTGCTAGGTCGTACCGTTTCGCTCATAGCCTGTCTCCCTCTCTGATTGTCTGATGTATGTCTACTCTACTTCGCCACCGGTTGCAAGTATTGTTTTCGGTGCACAATCGGCCCGGTCGGCGCAACGCCGACACAACCCGCCCGCACACATAGGTTCCCGCATGTAGTGCACGTCCCGGCAACCGTTACACGTCCACGCCACATACCCGGTCACGATGCCACCTCTATCCCGAGATCACCCAGTACCTGCAGAACCTCGTCCCGTGACTCACGTAGACGATTCTTCAGTTCACAACGGAACCCTAAATCGGTTAGGAGGAGGTGACTGATGGTTCCCGATTCTTTGTATTCTTCAGTTTCCCAGTATGGAGTGGGGTTCGGTGGTTTTCTGTAGTTCTGTCCGCCTTGTCGGGCGATCTTGACCATGCGGTCTTCATATGCACCCATCACGACGCCACCTCCTCGCGCTCCTCGCGCTCCCGCTCCGCCAGCCACCGCGCCAACGGTGAACTATTAGCCTTACGACGGTTCCGGTCGAAAACATCCTCACGCCCACTCACGACTTCACCCCCTTGCCCTCCCGATTCCGCACCATTTCCTGAGCCTCCCGGTAGACCGTCCCCCAAGTAGTTGGCGTGCCTTTCTCTGGGATCAGCTGACCGTTCGCCACGTTCTGCACAAAGTTCCACAACTCGGCGTTCTCCTCGTTCAGAGCCCGATTCAGTTCAGCATCGCTCATTCTCGCTCGGGCCTCAAGAGCGGGATCGTTCAGAAAGCTGTAATCGCCGGGCTTGGGTATCCCACGCATCAGAGTGCCGCCTTTACTGCATCGATCAGACGGGTCTCCGGGTCGCCCAACGCACGAAGCAGAGCTTTACCTGTAGAACCTTCGTCGTAGGCGTCGCTGGCGATGACCACGCAGATGGCTCCGGCGTAGTGGGTCTCGGTGTCCTCGGATGCCACCTGCCGCATGCGGGCATCGTCGATGTCCTCGCAGCAGGTCCACCCTGCATGGCCGAACTCGTCGCAGTAGACGTAGATGATCTGGGGGGCTACGAACTCGCTCATGATGCGTTGTAGAGAATCTGGTGGATCTCTTCCTCAAAGTCCTCGTTGTTGTCGACCATGTCGAACCGGCGCTCAATGATGCCGTTGTAGTCTTCGACCTCCTCGGACTGAGGCGGGATCATGGCGACAGCACCGTCGCTGTCGTAGATCATCGTCGTGAACTGGCCTGCACCCTTCATTCCGCTGTAGGCGTCGGTGGGCCCGACGACGATGCCCAGACCGAAGTGTCCGATGAACACTTCGATGGGGTTCTCGCCGTTCTTGTCGGTGATGGTGACGTAGCCACCCGTCTGGCATCCCTGCATAAAGTCGGCAGGTGGGTAGCCCACTTCGATGTGGCCTGCCTCCCCGGTCTGGTACACCCTGTCCCCGTTGTCATCCCTCATGGCTTGCCTTCCTTCCTTGTCGGTTACTATCGTCCCCGCCCCGGCCACGCTCCGAGGATGGACTACCCGGGGGAAACCCTAGCCGTCGATGTACTCCCCCCGATCAACACCGCCCGCACCTAGCCACCCGGCATCCCGCACGTCCGGGGCATCTACCCCGCATCGGCCTAGAAACCGCTCCACATTAAACCGCTCGGTTCCCAGCGCTACCGCCTTAGCAACCCGGCGGGCGATATGCTCGGTGTCAACATCATGAAGACATTCGTCACACTGAGTTCGCTTCCAATAATACAAAGCATCAGCGATTAAATCCGCTTCCCATTTTCTCATGGCTTCCCTTCCTAGTTGGCTTTCCTATCGTCCCCGCCCCGGAATCGAACCAGAGCAATGCACCATGCGGGGGAACCGCCTAGGCGGCGAACAGTTCCCGGTAACCAGTAGACACCCCCGCACCCTCGGTAATCCGACGAACCCCGCACCGGTCCGAGGTGGAACCGTGACCCGGATCCAATCCGACAACCTCGCCGTTGCCATAGACCCGGAACATCGCCGTAGCGTGGTGCCAGACTTCGACAACGTAGTACGGATCCCGTGCCCACCGGTAGGGGTTGGACTTGCCACGTTCGCACGGATCCCGGTAGGCCCGCCACTTGCCACCGGACGCCGTAGCCTCACCATGCGCCATAGCGT